GATATATTTGTAAAGAGATGGATGCAGTCAACCCAAAACACTATAAGCAAGGATTAATCGAGTGCATTGATGCGATTGATTCAGCAACTACCAATAAAAAAGGAATCATCGCAGTTTGCACGGGTAACATAATCAAATACATTTGGAGGTGCGAAGATAAAAATGGGCTGGAAGATTTATACAAAGCGAAATGGTATCTTGACAAGCTCATTGAAACCAAAGAAAAACAATCGCCCAAAAGTGCTACTTTGTAAAATGTGGTTCTTATTGTTTCTCATTCCTTTGACCAGCAATGGACAAGTGTTGATTGATAGTTGTGTAATCCAAGAGGCGAATCACTATCTTGTCAAGGGTGCGATTGCAAGAAGGCAAGTCACAATTCTTCGCAAAATTGTGACATCGGATTCCATCATCATTTCGGAGCAAGATTCCATCATTGGTAAGCAAAAGACAAACATCGGATATCTGAAGGATGACAACAATGCCCTTGTCAAGAGAAATAAAGCCATCTCACGCACTTTAATCAGTTACAAGATGCTGAGTGTAGTGCTAACCATTTTAAGCGTTGCGATGTGGCTCAAATAGATTTATCCAAATTCCCTGATGCACTTGATACTTATTTAGGTGATGCATCTCAAGGTTCACTACTTCAGCAGATCATCGTTGAATGGTGGAACAAGAAGGTAATCCCACCGATTTGGGCGAATCTTGATGCCAATGGAACAAACGCATCATCCAAACTCCGACAATCGTTTGCACCTGGTAACATCACCAAGTCACCCACATCAATCAACACCATTCTTGTGGCTGAGGATTATTGGGAGTTCATTGAATACGGAAGGAAGCCAACACGAGGAGGACATATTGAAGGCACTCCGTACTTGTGGCAATCGTTAAAAACTTGGATCAGTCAAAAGGGAATCAAACCAGCCGAAGGTCAAACATACGATTCACTTGCCAAAGCCATTGCCAAGAAGATTCACCGAAGCGGAACGAAGGCACAACCATTCTTGGAAAAGGCATTCACGGAAAGCATTCAAATGGAATTGGTGAACGAATTGAACGCTCGTTTTGGGGATTTGATATTCTCGGAGGACATAAAAATCTAACAAAAAGAAAAGTTTATTTGCATTATTGGATTGTTTATTTTACTTTTGTGTCGTTATGGATTACGCAAAAGCAATTGAAACAATCAAACTGAAACGAAGACAAGGTCTTTTTCAGATTGTCGCACGGAAGACCGGAGTGTCACTTCCAACCGTTCGCAAGTATTTAGTCGATGGGAACATCGTTTCTCCAAAAGCCAAAGCCGTCATTGAGATTGCATTGAGGGAGGTGAACAATGATTGAGTTGGCAATCAACGGATGGATTCTGACTGTGCAAGGTCGTATCTGCGAAGAGAAGTATGTCTATACAATTGAAGCGGTTGACAATTGGCTTATGGCAAACCACATTGAAGAACTTCACGATTATCTTAATTCAACCACAAGCGGATTTGGTGATTGTAGTATCAGAGAATTTGACGGCATCAACTCGGAAGCATTCTTCAATGCTGAACCAACAAAATTTAAAGTTCTATTTATGATAGGACAAAGAACTAACTTTTTCTAAAAACAAAACTCTATGAATAAAAGCGAATCAATCAAGAACATTGCCGGTGCATTGGTAAAATTCCAAGCATCGGTGAGCAAGGTCGGAAAGGAATCAAGCAATCCTTTCTTCAAATCCAAGTATGCAAGTTTAGCGAACATACTGGACACCATTCAAAAGCCATTAAGCGAATGCAATTTGGCAATCAGTCAATTTCCTAATGGGGTGGAACTGACCACTTTAATCGTTCACGCTGAATCAGGCGAATGGATGGAATCATCTTATGTGATGCCGGTTGCAAAACAAAACGATCCACAAGCAATGGGAAGTGCAATCACCTATGCTCGGAGATATGCACTCGGTTCAATCCTAAATCTAAACATTGACGATGACGATGACGGAGAGAAAGCAATGGGAAGGCAGTCAGCACCCAAGCGTGATGAACTCACACCAAAGCACCCAAGTTGGGCAAAAGCCGTTGAGCATTTGAAGACGGGTGGATTGATGACCGACATCACCACGAAGTTTGAAGTATCTCCAGTTAATCAGAAACTTTTAATTGGCGAGAAATGAAACTTCAACTTCCAACTATTCACACTAATTTGACCGAAGACGATTGGCATCAATTGAGAAGCTCTCGTTTCACGGCATCTGAAATCCACAAACTGATGGGTACTCCGAAAAACAAATCGGAGTATCTCTCAGAAACTGCAAAGACATTTATCTTTGAGAAGGCAGCGGAATATCTAACCGGACAAAAAGCGGAGATGTATGGTCGTGCTTTGGATTGGGGCAAGGAACACGAGAAAGAAGCGTTTGAATACTTCTTTGAGCAGTCTGATGGCTTCTACACATACTATGGTGCGGAAACATACACCTTCATCACCTATGGCGAATGGGGTGGATATAGTCCTGATGCACTTGGGACACACCTAATAGAAATCAAATGTCCGTTCAATAGTGGAAACCACCTTCAGAACTCATTCATCACCAACAACGAGCAGTTCAAATCAAAACGCCCGGAATACTATTGGCAAGTTCAAATGGGGATGGTTGCAACGGAGATGACTGAAGCGTTGTTCTTGTCGTACGATCCACGAATGCCCATCGGCAAGAAGCTCACGCAAACCTTAATCACTTTGGAGGAGGACATCCAAGAAATAATTGACGAGAAGTTGGCATCGGCTGGAGAACTATTTTTGTCAATTACTAAATAAATCGTTCATTCACAAAGAACATAGTAAAATAAATTTGCAGAATAGAAAAATATGTTGTTAGTTTGAATCACTATGAAAAACGAAATGAATTTAACACAACTGGAAGAGACATTATTAAATGCCTTCATTGATCACCTGTATGCTGAAGAAGGTTTCTCAGATGTTGAGGCAAATGATTTGGCTAAATGGACAAACACCGATATCAAGATTGTACGAGGTGGACTTGGTAGTTTAATTAAAAAAGGCATTGTTTCTATTTTCCAACAACAGGGTGAAACACAAAACCAATTTCACCAAATCATCTACCTAAACGAACAACACTATAACTTGCATCCAGTTTGGGGAAAATAAAAAAACACGGGGGTGAGCAATCATCCCCTTAATTATAAAACTATGGACTTGATATTCTTAATCGTAATCACACCCATCACCATTGCGGTGATGTTCGTGTACTGGAAGTTGAAACAATACTTCAATGACTTTGACAACTTGCCTGAGGCATCACCGTATGAATTTGAAAGGGACAACTACATCCCCGAATTTGATACCTACACGAAGGCAATCTACAAACACAAATTTTACAAAGGAAAAAGCAAATGATGTTTATAAAACTAACAAGCGACTCCGATGGTTATCCGCTATACCTAAATATGTCGCACATTGCTTGTTTACATCCTCGTGAAGAAGGTGTGGGATATACAACACTTTGTGAAGTTGGGGATAGTGGAGATTGTTGGGATGTGCAAGAAACCCCTGAAGAGATAATGGAATTAATTAAACAAGCAAAATGATACAAAACTACTTAATTATCGGAATGGCAATCTTGTTTGTCATCACCCTTCTCCAGTTGCACAAAACAACCGAACGAGAAGATGAGCTACTTAAAAAAATCTCAAACAAGAATCGCTTGATTTGGGATTATGAAACCGAACTGCTGGAGATCAGGTCAAAGATTGCGGAAGCAAATGACCGTGCGAAAACTTGGGAACTACAAGCGAACTTTCTAAAAGAACTAAACGATGACAAAAATCAAAGCACTCGTGGTAAGAGCGTCAATAAATGAGATAATCAAATGGCGTGTCTACTTTGCTGGAGAACTTCTCGCAACCTTTGAGAACGAAACGGATGCCATCTATTACGCCAACTTTATAGACCGACAATGATGAACACGAAAGATATGGTTGCATACTTATTGCAACACAAACCCGAAACAAGGGATTGCGACATTAAACTGATGTCGGTAATTTATCGCAGATTATGTGACGGCAAGGATTTCTTCACGGAATTTGAAGCGAAGCGATTGCCATCACCGGAAACGATAAGAAGGTGGAGAGCGAAGCATCAGGAAGAGAACGAGGAGTTGCGTGGTGATAAATACAATGATCGTCACCAGTATCAAATTAGAGTGAAACGAGAGTTGGGATATTCCGTGTAATGTATTATATTTGAACCGTTAACGGGAGTATTGAGGATTCCCATCGTTAAAAAATTTTTGCCCTATTAGATTTGTTGCACCTCAATTGCACAAATTTGATGGGGCTTTTTTTATGGCTAAAGACAAAACATCATTTTTACTCTACTGCGACCAGCAAGGAGTATTCAACAAACTACCTGATCAAATTGCAGGTAAATTAATCAAACACATCTTTGCTTATGTAAATGATGAAAATCCACCTTGTGATGACTTACTATTGACCATCGCATTTGAACCCATTAAAACGCAACTGAAGAGGGATTTGCGTAAATATGACGATTACATTGATAAACAAAAGTTTAATGGTGCGAAAGGTGGTCGACCAAAGAAGGAAGAAACCCAAATAACCCAACCCTTTTTTCAAGAACCCAAAAAAGCTGATAATGTAAATGATAATGATAATGTAAAAGATATAAAAGTTAAAAGGGATGTTTTTATCAAACCATCCATTGTTGAAATAAAAACCTATATGACGGAAATCGGAATGGCTGATGTATCCGAGAAATGGTTTGACTACTACGAATCCAACGGATGGCTTGTAGGTAAAAACAAGATGAAGAACTGGAGAGCAGCGGTTCGGACTTGGAAGAATAATAATCTTACAAATAATGTTACTACTCCACAAGTTATCAACCGAAAAGTATTTAACTTGCGAGAATATGACGAACGAACTTGAGGAATACATAATCGGTCAACTTTTATACTTTGATCAAACTCGTGCAATGTTGCCGAGAATCAAATCGCAATGGTTTGAAGACAACCTGAACAAACGCATTGTTGAATCAATGTTGGAGATGTACATTAACAATGATGAGATTGATGTGTTGACATTAGGCAAGAAGTTCAGCCGTGCGGAGATGGTGACAATCGTCAAGCTCACGCAGAATGTTTATGGGATGCCAAACATCAGCAGTCACCTTCCAGCACTTGAACACAAGTATCTCAAAAAACAATTTATTGAGAACATCACCAACTTAGATTTGACTACGGACTTGAAAGAGATTCTCACCAATGTTCAGACAATGGTTGACAACACTAAGTTCACAACCATCAATGATCCCGTCACGATTACCCAAGTTACCAACAAGACGGTTGATGCTATTATTGAGGCGGTGCAAAGAGGTGATAAGCTCACGGGAAGACCAACGGGATGGGCTGGACTTGACCGAGTATTGGGAGGATGGAACAACGGTGACTTGATTGTGATGGCTGCACGACCTGGTCAAGGTAAAACGGCACTCGCTTTGTCGCTGATGTATGACTTTGCCAAGATTGGTGGAAAGGGATTGTTTTTGTCGCTGGAGATGAGCAACGAGCAACTTGTCAAAAGATACTTATCATTGATCACCGACCTTGCCAATTGGAAGATTCGCAATGCAAACCTTCGTGAGTTTGAAGTTCAGCAATTAATCAATTCAGCCAACAATCAGACGGTGCAATTCTACATTGACGATGATCCTAATTGCAGTATCCAACAAATCAAATCCAAAGCGAAGATTCACAAAGCGAAACACGGACTTGAGCTGTTGATGATTGATTACATCCAGTTGATCAAAGGAACAAAAACAAACCGTGAACAAGAGATTGCAGAAATATCACGCAACTTAAAATTGCTTTCTAAGGAACTAAATATCACCGTGATAGTGTTGGCTCAGTTGTCACGCAAATGTGAGGAGAGAGCGGACAAAAGACCTATGCTGAGCGATATCCGTGAGAGTGGAAGTATCGAGCAAGATGCCGATGTCGTGATGTTCCCATTCCGCCCGGCATACTATTCAGGTGAGAAGCTCCAGCAAGAAGAAGCCGAACTAATTATCGCAAAGAATCGGCACGGTGAATGCTACACAATCAAAACGACATTCATTGGTGAACGCACAAAGTACGAAGAACGATTATGAACCACTATCAAGAAACCCACCTACTAAAACAAGAAGTCAAACGGCTCAAAGGAGTTATTGCGGAACTCAATAAAAAACGAATTGACGAGGTCAAGAAACTCAAAGAAGAAATCGTCAACCCAAGATGCAAGATTAACGAGATAGATGCCGAATGGACTGAAGCAATGCGAGTGGTTGCAATTGTGTACGATGTCACACCTGATGCAATCTTGGAGAAGGTTCGCACTCAAAACATTATGGATGCTCGGCACTTGTTTTGCTATTTATGTAGAAAGCATTTGAAGATGACCTATCTTTCCATCGGCAAGATTCTTCACCGTGATCACTCAACCATCATCAACTCCGTGCAAGTATACGATTCACTTATAGAATATGACCGAACAACCAACAAACTATATGTCGAATCTCTATCCTTATTGGGTTTGCATCTGCACGAAAGATCTAAGCTCGTCAATACATATTCTCCGGTGTGAAGATGAGGTGTTGCGTGTAAAGAAAAAATATGAAAAGAATGGTTATATTTGTAGTATTGAAAAGAAAATGTGAATAAAGCGGAAATAATAGAGGAACTCTCAAGAGCTGACTGGCTGACAAAAGCCACGAGGAACATCGCCAAGAACAATGAGTTGGCAAGGGAACTCTATCAATTTTACTTTCTGACCATATTGCAAAAACCCGATGAACAAATTGAGAAAATATACAACGACGGATACATCCAGTTTTGGACAATCCGTCTTTTGTACCTTTGTATCAACGGCAACCGGCATCCCTTTGGTGAATCTCGCATCTATGATCAATACGATGTCTATGACCTGCACTTGTCTGAAGAACCCGACCTTCTTTTGGAAAGGGAAGAAGATGAGCGAATCGAACAAAAACGAATCAATAAAATAAATCAGGTAACTGAAGAAGCGTATTTCTATGAAAGGGAGTTATTCAAGTTATGGTGTAGTGGAATGTCAGCACGAGCAATTCACCGCCAAACGGATATTTCAGTCAGGGAGATATTGCGTGTAGTAAAATTAATGAAAGAAAGATGTACAACGAAATAATTGGAATTGCTTGTCTAAGCATCATCATCGTCAACTTCGGCAAACCAGCCGACCTACTCAAACGCTATCTCTACGGA